GTGTAAATATAACCGCAGCAGTACTACCAGTAGGGCCAATAGTAGTGGTTGCGCCTAACATACCGGATGTTAGCAAGTCTAAATCTGCACCGTTTGGAACTTCATATGTTACTTGGCCACTACCTATAGCGCCATCAACATAACTTTTAGGCGCTAAATCATCAGCCCCAACAGGTACTGTACCGGCTGTAACCTCAACGTTGCCATCGCTCTTAAATCTTGTATTAGTAAGTTGTGCGCCTGCTACGTTTCTCAATCCGATGTAGGCCAGTGGATCATTGGGATCAGTATTAAGATCAAATTCAATATAAGCCTGTCCTCTTGCAGCATTTTCCATTTGTGCAGAAAGTCCATTAAAACCATCAGCGGCATACATTACTATGTCGCTACCCGGACTTGGAGTTGTATCTTTAATTCTCATTTTGGGGTATAAATTCGGCATCTGGCCATCATATTCAATTATTAAATCGCCAGATAATGTACCGCCAACCAAAGGCAGGTATGCAGCCGGATCATACACAGATATCCAGGCACTGCCTGTATAAACGCGCATTTCACTTACTGATGTATTCCAATACAAATCACCCGGATTAAGTGGGCTACCAATGTTATCAAGTGTAGGATCAGTAGGCTTCGGGCCTAGATATTGATTAGTAAACTGGTTTAAGGCTAATTCTGCTGCATCCTCGCTATTTTGAGCATTTGTTGCAGATGTTGCCGCTTGTGAAGCGCTTGCTGCGGATTGTGAAGCGCTTGCTGCGGATGCTGCGGCGGCGGCTTCCGCATCGTCTTTCCATTGCTCAACTTCTGAAACAGTTGGGCCATTAACTACTTTGCTTGGATCGACCGTATCTTCCCAAGCCAAAATGGCATTCCGCAAAGGCGTTGGGAGTAAAATACCTGTTACTTCTGAATTAACATCAAACTGTAAACAACGGCTTAATTCATCTTGTTGTTGCTGTGCTATCTGGGTGAGTTTATCGAGCGCAGCCTCATGTGTTTCAGCCGGAAAAGGATCATACGGCTGGTAATCAGTTTCTTGATCTAATGGCACATTCAAGAAAAGTGTGACTGTCACGCCATTAGCAGGAACGAACGGACTAAATAACACCGTGCCACCAGCCACGTCACCTAGTCCCGTTACAGTATAGGCTCTGTTTGTAAGTGTGCCGTTCTCATAAACCTCAAGATCGCTTTCTTGCAATACAAGAAAATCAAATGGAAATGTATCTTGTATCCCATCCGCTAAAAGGTTTATTCGCGTTGTCTGTACTGGTAATGTCATGGCAAGTTCCTTTTGCCTATATTTCAATTATAGCTAAAGTTCAGCACCTGTTGGGCTATATGCTTTGCCGCCCATGGCTTCCTCTAACTTGTTAAAAACACGGTTCGTCCAGAATAAATTATTTAACAATAACAGTCTACGCATTGCACGGGCATCCGTTTCCCGCCAGTCGCCAGCAGAAATTGCGCCCGTTATCTGGCCGATATCTGATATCCGTCCGGCAGATGGCCCAAGGATTGAACCTAACAGATTACGTGAGGCATATCTATCCAGCGGTTCATCCGCCAGCTTTGGTACAATATGCGCCTTACCGCGTGTTGCCTTTTCAATCATACCATTTACATCACCCCAATAAGCCAACAAGCCTGACCTATCAAGCGCATTATCCAGAAATCGTTTTATGTCATCGTCAGTGTCCAGCTTCGTATCCTTGCCGCGCAGAAAGTCACGTGATAACTGCGCAACACCACCCAACGCCACCATTGATAAAATTCCAATAACTTTCTGGGCAGACATATCATCAAGCGTAGCCAACAACACACGGTTATTTGCTGACATGGCAAACGACTTGAATTGAAAAATCAGTCTACCGACTTCGTTCCGGCTGGCCAGCGGCAAATCACCTTTGCCCGGAGTGACAATTGTCGTATCGACTTCCTTATGTATGGCATTCTTGTAACGTGTTGCCAAGGCTTGGTCTGCCCATTCATCCGGATTTGCAACCCAGATACCTTCTATCTTCGGCTCTTTCTGTGCTTTCAATTCCTTTGCGATGGCTTTCATGTCATTAGCAGAAATACCACCACGGGAATAAGCCGTGATTTTCTTTGCACCCAAACGGCCAGATGCCAAATTAACGGCATCAGTCAGCATGTCATTAGAATAGATAAATCCTGTAAATTGTTTCCAGCCCGCATTCCAATGAGCCATGCCGGTCAACTTGGTAAAGGTGCTGGTAGCACGCTGCATTGTTCTATCGCCATTGGTCATAAGGCCATAGTTATTGTCAATCATGCCCATCCGTTGCGCACGACCATTGTTAGTTAAGTCTGCCGCCAGTCCAAATGATTTCATCTGGCGCATGTTTAATTTCAATCCTCGACTTTGCTTGGCTACCTGAATCAAACCTTTGCTGAAACTGCGCAAGCCATGGCGCATGATAATGTGACCTACATCCGGGATAGCCGATATCGTCATCATGCCAAGCAGGGTCATGAAATTGAATTCACGCAAGCGCTGCGCGGCCTTGCTGAAAAAGCTGGTCGGATCATCAGGCACTTTATAACGATTATGCAATGACTTAACCATTGCTTCTAAGTCGCGCGATACGGCTTTCTTTTCACGGTTTAGTGATTGCTTTTGTCGCACGGTTTTCGCAGCATTAATCGCATCATCATAGTTATCCATGACTCTTGCAACATCATCCACTATATCAATTGAACCAAACTTTTCTTTCATAACCAGATTCGGCAATACCTGCTGCAAGTAATCACCCCAAACTATCTCAGAATTATTAACCAGAAATTCCTGCACCTTGTTTGACGGAATATAAAAAGTTCTGTCTTTCAGTGGTCCAGCCGTGAATGACTCTAGCCGATAACCGGGACGATACTCCTGTCCTGTAATGGCATTCTTAATCTCCCTTGCTGCCTGCGTCAATTCATCAGGCAGCACGTCCTCCCTATAGAGTTTATTCTCGGCGCGCACATTGGCCAAATCATCTTCCAATTCAGCCATACGTTGTTCAATTGAAACACGATGTAACTGCCGCGATGACCGCAAGGAAGTCTGTATTTTTTCCATGCGATCAAACAGTTTGCCCACTTCATCAAAATCAATGCGGTCACGCGCCAGTGCTGTGCGGTAACGTTTGCGTGTCTCAATTAAGCCGCTTTGCAGAATATCAATCTGTTCTTTTTTGGATTCTGCTTGCGCTAATCGTTCATGATAAGGTCTGGCATTCTTGCGGCCTCGCTCCATCATTGCGGCCACATCATCCGGAGCCATTTCATCACGCGCTGCACGGGTCTGAATTTCGTCCACAACTTCTGTTAACTTATCTTCTGCGCGCCTCTCGGACTTATACAAACGGCGATCTGCTTCTTCCTGCAAAACTCCGCGTATTCTGGCTTCAAACACATCTGGCCTTTCATCAATGGCAGCCCGATCCCATGTACGATGAAAATAGGATTCATCACCGGCAACCGTGTCAGCCACTTCTCGCAGCTTGCCAGTTTCCACCAGCTTATCAATATAATCCTGATCCAGTTCCTTAATCAGATTCGTTTTCGGCGTGCCATCTTCCTTGAATAAATTGCCGACTGTTTCTTCCCGTATCGGCGGCTCAAAACCTTCCGGACGATATGGATACAATTCGTCATTGATATCCAGTAAATCCTGCATCCGCAAATCTTCAACACCTTCTATTTTTGAATCCAGTAAACCGGATTTCAATAAACGATCTTCAATCGGCTTGTTCACTTTCTGCCGCAATTCGCTGGCCGTTCTGGCAATCATTTCAATATCGGCCTTATCACCGACACGCATAGCAATCCCGACCTGATCGGCAAATTCGTCAAAGGTCAGCTTTTTCAGATTATTCTGTTTTGCCCAGTCCTTATACACCTTGTAATTTTTCGTCATCGTGTCATAGACAGTCTGGCCCAGTGAATTAACCAGCCGGTCTATTTCGATTTCGACAGATGGGCCAAGCGACTGGCCATAGGTATGGCGGATGCGCGTCAGCGGATCATCCACTAACTGGGCTGCCAGTTCCCGCGCTGAATGCATTCTGGCCGTAGCCAGGCGAACGCTGGGTGAAGCAAAGCCCAGCACTTTCATGATCCGGGGATGCCTGACTTGTGACAGGGTTTCTTCCATGGCCTTTTCTTCCAGCTTAATAGCTTCGGCACGGGCTTCCGGTTCAATCAGTCCTTTCTGTATCTTGGCATCCACATTCGCAGCGGCACGTTCTGCCAGTTCTTCCGGTAAGGGTATGCGCGCTTCCATAGCACCGGCTGTTGATACAGCCGGATTGCTGTCAATACGTAGCATGTCATCCTCAGTTTCTTTAATGGCCCTTTGCATCCCGCGCAAGCTCCATGCACCAGCTACCAGAATATCGGATAACAACACGCTGGCACCTACTGCATAAATACTTTCTTCCACCGTGCGGGTAGGCTGCATCTGGTATAGCGCAGTTTCACCCAGTCCGACTGTGCCCGCAGCGATAGCTGATTCATATGTCAGCGCACGGGAAAGTGTAAGCCTACCTGCAAGGCTTGAGCCTTTTAGCGCCAGTCCGGCTGGCACAATATAAGCCGGTATGGTTTCCGGGGAAGTGGCACCGGCTATCAAAGTCGCGGCCATACCAGACCATAGATTTTGTTCCAGCATCTGCCGTTCTTTTACGTTACGATTTTGATTGTCTATCACCCACTGCGCATTTCGTGGACTGGTTGCGTAGCGGGCAAATTCCTGCATAAATCGCGGATCATTTTTATATTCTTCCGGAATAAAATTTTCATAGTTATAGGTGCCATCCGCAAAGTCTTGCCGTTCATCAGCAGTCATGTCACCGGGATTGTTATCCCATTTCGCCATATATGACGATGCCACGTTATGCTGATTAAAGGCAGAATTCCAAACCTGATCCCAGTTTGCATCCGCGTACTGCAATTGTGCCTGTTCCTGTTGGTATTGTTCGGGCGAATAATACGTTGCCGTCATGTCACGCGGCATATACTGGCCCCAGTCTTGTGGCGGCACTAATGGCATGACTTAACCGCCACCGGGATAAGGTAAACGTTCTGGCATCTTTGCATCTTCATCTGGATAGAACATATCTCTGATAAGCTGATTGCGTTTTTCTTTAACTTTTTGTTCGGCAAGTTTCTTGAATTTCTGGCCTTTTGAAATAGCTTGCGCAGTTTTTTCCAATGGGCCAGCTCTGCGCTCGCCATAACCGTAAGGCGTAGGCTCAAACGCGCCTTTGCCGCCAGATGGCGGATAGAATTCTTTATTCTCAGGGTCTTGATTAATTTCGTACTCAACCGCCTTGCGCTGCCGTTCCATTTCAAAAGCGTTTAATCTGGCGCGCTGTTCTGCTACGCGCTGATATTCCATACCTTGTGGCGTTTGATTAAAATCATATTTCATGATGCCCATCTGGCGCACAAAACCCAGATCGGGGTTATAGTCATAAATGATGTAAGCTGGATCATTCTTGTCAAAGTAGGGCGCAGGCTGCACCTTCACAAAATCAGTATTGTAATCTTCTCCCCAGTTTGCTTTGATATCCTGATTGCGTTGCTCCTGCATCCAGCCGCCACCGTCATAGTCTGCATTCGGCACAAACAGTTCTGGCGGATTTTCCATCAGCTCCGGCGTATCGCCATTGGCTTTACTCGGCGCGAAAGAGGCGCGCATGGAATACATTGCCATCCGCATGGCAGATTGTGTATCGCCATTGGTATAAGGCAGGAAACTTTTAGATGCCTGTTTAATCCGATCTTGATAATTCTGTCTGACTTGTGGTGCGGCAGATCGCCAGAATGCCCACATTGGATTATCTACCGGATATTGTTTTTTGAGTACACTAGAGAAATTATCGTCAAACGCCTTGTTAAATATTTCCGGGTTATAAAATGTTTTTTTCATCTCAGTGTCCATATCACGGACTTTGAGATAATTGTCATAAGCAATCTGATAAGATGTTTCGTCACCACCTAACATTTCCGCCATGGATGCCACGGCATTCATATCATGATTGCCATGTTTGAACATGGCTTCTGGCGATGCCTGGCTTATGTCATGTAACGTCATAACTGCATTCAGGCCGTCTTTGCCGCGCTGCGCCTGTAACGCAGCTTGCAATGCTTCATCAGCAGTTTTCGGAATAACGCCATAACCAGCAATAAATCCAACGGTATCATTGCGTACTTGCGGATCATTATAGATTGCACTTTGCGCAGTAGTGCGCATGTACTGACTGCCACCACCTTGCAAATTCCAGCCTAAAATATCCGTTGCGTACCAGTCATTGTACTGTTGCATGTTAATATCAGCACTGGCAGGGTCTTGGCCACTCTTAACCCTATTCATTTCATCTACACGCAGCGCTTCTACTGTTCTTGTTTTAAGCTGGCTCTTGAATGTACTGATAACCTGATTCACGCGGTTCAATGTTGCTAGTTTGAAATTTTCATCACTACCAATATCATCCGCTTTGGTATCACGCAAACCATCAAAGATTAATTCACCTACCACAATAGCATCAGGCAAGCCCAGCTCATTGGCAACACCAGTCATTTTCGTAAATACATCATCCGTAGTAGCCTGCAACATTTTATCTTCTGTTGCTTTGATTAATGTATTCTTGTCCTTTTCATCCAGCCGATTATCATCCTTAACATTCTGGATAGTTACTGCGCCTGTGTCAGCATTCCAAACGCCTTCTACGGCATCAGAATGAGCATAATAATTTTCAAAATAATTTGTCTGGATTAATTTTCGTTGTCCGTCTGTTGCACTCATGTTGCCAATTGTGACTTCACGATCAATTGTGGCACGGGCTTTATCCCATTCACGCGCATTCTTATAATCATCATAGGCTTTTAATGCTGTTGCAGCCTGATCTTCTTTCATCCATTTCAGTTGCGCGCCACCCCATTTCACCTTGTTCTGTGCATCATACTGCGCAGCCTTGCGATCAAATATTGCCTTGGCCATCGGCGTTTGCAATTCTTTTGTGGCGCTATTCCGATTCGCTTGATTGGCTTTGTCATACAGTTCATCGCCTTTCTGCCATGTGCCGCTACCGTCTGCCTGATACGGGCCTTGATTTTGTGCCCAGTCAGACATGCCAGTATCGTAAATTAACAGGGCTTTCTCGGCCTGTGTAACCGATTGCTTTTCATAAATATCGCCCAGCACGGCAGCCGTCTGCCGCAATGCGCCAGAAATAGCCGTACCTTTCTGCAATTCGCCGCCAACATCTAGGCGGCCTAATGATTGCACTGGGCCGTATGTGATACCCGGAAGTTTCATTACCAGATATCCCAGCTCTTACCCATACCAAAAGCGCTGGCTAATCCGCCTAACGCCTGCGCCGTACCCTGTGTTTTTGCAATACCGCCTTGCCGTCTGGCTGCGCTGGCGCGACTTGCACCGGATGCACGTAACCAATCCAGCTCGCGGCCAAATTCAGATTCCATTTCACCGATGTACAAATCCTGTGAGCCGCCGCCCCGTGTTCCGGATGCTCTGGCTCTAGCTCTGGCTTCTGCGGTTTTCGCCTCGCCTACTTGTTTCTGCCTGCGAGCCTGTTCTTCTGTTTCTGATTTGATCCGGCGTGCATTTTCTTCGGCAGCGGCTTCTGCTTTCTGGCCTGCACGGTACGAACCAATCGCACTTAAAGCCGTCAATGCAATTGCTATATAAGCCATGATATCACCTCAATAAAACATAACATTCCATGTCGCGCTGATCTGGTGTGACTTTGCGCATTGTCGATTCGTACTCAAATCCTAATAACATAATCCAGCGTTTGTATTCTTCCTTATCAACCCGCACTAACGCCTGAATGCGATGCAGCACATGAATATATAGCCAGCGCTTGATTAGCTTTCTGGCGTAACGTGTGACCGCAGTTCCATGGCCACGCGCATCATCAGATATTACAGCCCATACACCAGCAACACCTTCATGCAATATAACTAATCCCATTACCGCAACTACTTGCCCTGTTTCATTAACGAGCGAATACGTGTCATCAGTTGCTTGATATGATGAATCATAATTAAGATAGTCACCGTCCCGTTCCTTGAAGTCTTTCAAATCTCCAAATTCGTAATGGCGCATTTTCAGGCTCATACAATTTAACCATCGCTCCATCCATAACCATAGTCGTCTGATTGTTCCCGCTTTTTTTTGCGTCTGGCTTCCAATTCCGCCTCATATTCTTTTTGATAAACGTCCACTTGTGGCTGTAATTCCGATTGTTCCTTTTCGGAACCAAATTGATATTTATACCAATCTTCCATACCTAACTTGCTCGCACCACCACCTTTAATACCGACACGTCTACCGGCTTTACCACCCATACCACCACCTTTACCAGTTTGTTGGTTGTAGTATGAGCCAATATCACGATAGCGCTGTGATTTTTCCAGCGTACCAATCTCTTTCTGATATTGTTGTTTATAAATATCTGCCAATGCAGAATCACCACCGACACGACCGCCACCAGCAGACAATCTGGCCAACATACCATGATACTTTCCGGTTATACTGCCGCGTTCTGCCTGTACGCTTTGCCAGTTCGCCTTTGCGGCAAACTTCTGTTCTTCTGCGCTCGGGCCTTTATCGCCTCCACCAAATAGTCCACCCATTGTTATATCCTCTATACGCTGTCTTGTGCCATTTCACCGTAAATAGATAATACAGTCATTGGCTCTGGTAAATCCTGCTTGATATTGATTGCGCCTTGCTTGGTTCTGCCCAGCGTGACCGTCATTACAATCTGCGTACGCACTGGTTCTGGTGTATCCATCGGTGTTGACGGAGTACGATCCGGCGCACGCACCCCATTAATGATGGGCAAGGCTGAGTTGTATAATTCAACATAAACTTTATTCCAGTGCTTTTCTGTATGACGTGCTGTACCTTGTGCGCCACCTTGATCCAAAGTTAACGTCGTCATTTCAGAAATGAATTGAAGTCCTACAATTACATTAATAGCTTCCCATTCCAATGTGATTTCACCACCTGAGACAATACGATCCGGATGTATTGCACCATCAGTTAAAACCTGTACAGTCAATCCTTCAAGATGTTCCAGCCCATTGACTACTAACGATCCACCCGGATAAGATCGGTCTACCCAAGAATCCATAAATTGTTGTGGAACAGCAACTTCGAGATATAGTTTTCCCTCAACGCGGGACACTAAAGCAACTGCAAATGATTGGCCTGATAATTCACCAGATGTAATGTCAGTTAGTTTTCCGTAAGTATCTCCCCGCGCCCAGCCAATGAGGTTATAACTGCGCTCATAAACAAGCGCAGCAAAAGTGCCATCATTCAAAACCACCCATAATATGTTGTATGGATTTTGTACCCATGCCATGTCTTTAATGCCGACACTGGTTAAGTGGTCACTGGAAAAGGTAATATCACGAGATAACCAGTTATCCGTAGTAAAGTCATATTGCATAGCTCGGATTTTTGTGCCATCGGCTGACACGTAAAAAACCTGATCACCAATCTGTAAAGACTTCACATAATTGGAACCATAGGCTGATTGTTGTGTGGCCTGTACATCGCTCGGCGTTATAATGCCTGTTTCACTGGTAATAATGAATTCATTGAATTCCGTACCAATAACAAGATTCTTGGTTGCCGACATCCATTGTATCTGGCCAAACTTTTCCAGTGTAAATTCAAGCCCATCATCAGCATTCACTCCCGGAGTGAAATCTTCTGGTACGCCAGACCTAGAAGCCCAGAAAGTTTCAGGCTGTTGTGGTGAACCGCCTAGCCACAACCGGCCTTGGAAAAATGCGCCAGTGCTCGGCCAGTTTTCGCCTACCCATTCGGCTGGCGCGCCGACAAACGTAACTATTGTAAAAGAAAACTGGTTGCTTGCATCGTCATAGACAAATTTATAAATCGGGTAGTTAGGATGCACGGCATATACAGCACTTTCTGAGGGTGCCTGTATGGTCTGCAATTGTGTTAAATCTGCTTCCAGATACGGAGTTAGAAAACTTAAATCAGCTACGTTATCTGTAATGCCAATATAACCAATATTAATTCCCGTGTTGTCCGGCGTACTATCTTCATCAACTGTTACTGTTATCCATGGAGCCGCAATGCCTGGCGTAAAGTTAGCAGTAAATGCTATCTGATTTGTTGTTACATCCAGAATTGAGCCATCATTCAAAGCATTGCCAATTCGTATCCGATATGTTGTTAGCCCGTTTGAATAAATAATAACTTCATGTAAATTTGTCGGCGTAACCGGCGTCCACTGCTGCGCGATAGATGCATAATAATTAGCGTTTGCTCCGCGAAACAAATAACAATCGCTTGGATTGAATGTCACAATGGAGCCGGATGTACTTTTATCAACCGTCCATGCAGTACCAAAATTTTCAAATCGCGGCTCAACAATATAATTTTCTTCCGGTACTGGCCCCCCCAATGTGGAAATAAAGGCAACCTGATCCAGAAAAGTTAAAATAAACAATGTGCCACTTGCCGATTGCAAACTGAATACGCGACCATTGTCGCCATCATAACTTGCAAGAAAACGTGATCCTGTTCGTCTATTGGCAGGGCCGCGTGAATTAGGCACCATGTTACTCATTAAGGATAATCCATTTCTATAGATTTCCTGATCTGAGCGCGCACGCATAAACGGCGATAATTCACCTGCTGAAAAACTGTTTTGAATAGGATCAATCTTTGGCATCTTAGCGCACGCCGATTAATTTCCTCGACTGAATGATATCTGAACTTCCCTGCATTCCATCAGTCGCCATGGCGTCATCCAGTTTTTTTGAATACAAAGTCCACATATCCTGCTGCATCTGCCGGGACTCTGTTAATGGAATGCATATATCAGCCGCCAGTCTGGCTGCAAGAGCCATAACAAATGAGGGAGGATATTTACTGGTATCAGCGACACGGCGTAAGGCTTTGACGTAGATAACACTGGCATTTGCTACAATAGTGTTGCCTTCGCGCCGCCAGTCCAGATCGTTTGCACCATTCGCGTTATAAGTACCATCACTATCACGGACTTCAAGAATACGCACCACTTCCGGATCAATCATGAAAGCATAGCCATATCCGTAAACCGGGGCTGTTGATAATGGCGTCCAGCGATAACGCTTCGTAGCAAATGTCCAAGCGCGATCCTCTAACACAGCATCACGGGAACTATCATAATTTGCTTTACATAACTGGGCCTCAATAATTTCATCATCCAAGGAAATGATTAAATTACCTGCGAGCCAACTCAAAGCAAGGTTACATATAGAAACTTCGGTAGCCATGGCCGTTAATCCGAAAAGACAATTTCAGGTTCTGTTTTTTCTTTCTTCGGCGCAGACTTTTTCTTAACAGGTTTCATGATGGCCGTAACACAGGAAGGTACGATTAATAATTTCTCGCTGATATCTTCCGCGCTATAACCTTCCTCTGCCAGTTTCTTAATCGCCACCTTGTCTGATCTATTCGCTCCGGCTTTCATGTTTTGCTCCTTGGTTATCAACTTAAATCGGCGGTATTCCGGGCCATGGCACAAGTACCAATTCCCGAAAGCCTTGAATCAATCGCTGAATCGTATCCTGAATAAATTCCGTACTATGCGGAATATTCTGGAAAGCCGCACCGTATGAAATGCTTACGCCAGTTTCGCTCACAACTTGCGTGCCCGGAACATCAGCGATTGTGATCTGGCCTTTGCCCGTAACATTCAAATCGCTCACGACATAGATGTACTGACTTGGGCTAGGTGCAGGAAAACCATTTTCCCGGATCACATCAGAACATTGTTTAAGGCCGGTAATGATGGCAAGGAAATTTGGTTCGGCCACATTCTGGCCCCAGGCTACGCCTACTTGTGAAGCAGGCAGGTCAGTCACAAGATTTAATGGGTTAACTTGTACAAATTCAGGCTGGCCTTGGTTATAGCCACATCGCAGCATAATGGACATGGGTCGCTCCTTTCTTAAAAAAAGGGGAGGATAAACCTCCCCTAACGGACGTAAGGATTATGTTAAGGAATCCTTAAGACTCCAAAGAACAATCTGTTCATCTTCCACCCGGACTGCACCCCATGTACCAAAACAGTACACGCGCCATGCAAAGGAAATGCTTGGATCTTCTGCAATACGTGCGGAAATGTCGCGGTTCATCTGCAAGCCAATAGCGCGCTTGGTCATGGCCAGACAGGAAATATCTGTACCAAGTGGAGAGAGTAAACGAGTTGACACAATCCAGTTGAACCCCATCCACGCCTTGACAAAGCCATTGGTAGCTAATGACTTGACGTTGACATAATCGCTGGATGTATATTCAGTTAACTGCTGCATCTTACGCAGTTGCACTGGGCCGATAACCATCCATTTTTCTTCATCCGGATCGATATCGTTTTCCATGAATTTTTCATAGACTTCGGTAACACCGTCGAATGAGAAAACGCCAAGGCCGTCACCGACAACCTGACCGGCAGGGAATGCAACCGGCGTACCGTCACCACCTAAAGCATCACCAGTAGCGGCTTCGATAATGGTATCGTCCTGAGCACGTTTCATAGCCATGGCGATGGAGTGAGCGATATTGCTCTGCGGATCGACTAGCATCTGTACGGGATCTTCCTGTTCAACACTGTCGCCAATGTGCCAAGTTTGAGCCACACTGACACGTCTTGACCAATCAGAATCGTTTTCAGGGGTTGCAACACGGGCTGCCGTTTTCAGGCTGGCCGTATTCTGGCCCATCCGTTCCCAGTTGTGTTTTTCGGAACTGACACCGCGTTCATCTACGCACATCCGCAAACGGGACATACGCTGCTGAGCAAGGTGCCGTACAATATTTTCAAATGTCTGGATATAGACATTACTAATTGAAATTGCCATTGGGGCATCTCCTTGAAAGTTAATCCATTAACCTTCGTCGTAGCTACCCCATGGCATACACAGGACTTACTGACTTGTACTGATTAACGCCAGCACCGAGCGCTTGTTAGCAGACTAATATCCTTATTAGCCACCTGCTGATTGAACTATAGGATAAAAACTCCCTACATATCAAGTCCACTACCGGCGCGCAAGTCATTTATATCTGTGCTGCTGTCCGGATTTGCCTGTTTCATCAGCGCTATTACCTTTTTCACCGCGTCAGCATGGCCCGGATCACTGGCATTCCAATAGGCATGTTCACGGTTGCCCATGATTTCATTTACCTGCGCTTTGGCTTCTGCCGGTGCAACTACGCCAGCCTTGCCAGCGCTGGATATCAGGTCATTACTACCTTCACCACCAAACTGATCGGCAATCTTAGCTAATCCACGAATGATACCGGGGGGCATCCCTTCAATACTTGTCACATCGTCACCAAGGAATGCCTGGCGCACGCGATCCGCTTTCTGCATATTGTCATCAAAGGTCAGCCCCCATTCACTACGCAATTCTTGCATCCCTTTCTGATAATCAGAACGTTGCTGTAAAACGCCTTGTAACTGACCTTCATTGTAATCTTTCAGCACGCCTTCAAATTGTTTCTGGCTCAGTCCATGCTTATGCGCAATCGGCGCAAACGCCTTCAATGCATCTTCATCCACGGGAATGCCTTCCGGCACGTCTATTTCCGGTAGCCGGTAATCATCCGCTTTTTCAGGCTGGCCCAGTTGTCGATACAAAGTCTGCATCGCGTCCGGGTCATCATCTTTTGGCCGGATCATCAGGTCTGGCACTTTATTAATCAGCTTGTCATAGAATTCCTGTTGCTGCTGCGCGCCTGCATCTTCTCCCGGTATGCGAATGCTTTGCCCCAGAAATGAGCGCATGTTTTCCATCTGGCCCCAGAATTTTTCCGGCGTGTCGCTGTTCTTTACTTCATCCCAGTTGCGGATATTTTCAGGGATTGAATTTAACCATTCCGGTGTATTCTGTTCCTGCGTGCCTTCGCCTTCACCTGTTCCAGCGCTGCCTTCACCTTCGCCAGCTTCGTCCATTAATTTATATTTCAACCTGTACATTATTAATCCTCCTTGGCCATATCTAGATAAGTCTGGGCTAACATTCTTTGCCCTTCACGAAAAAAAGTTTCATAGGGATCATCACGCACATAACTCTGACGTGTTGCGTAATATTCCAAGTCCTTTTGAATGATGTGGCCTTGCGCGCCACGCAATAGCAAACGCCATCCCGCTATTAATTTTTCGTCATCATTTGTCATTTCTGCATCGGAATTACTTCCGCCTCGCTGGAAAGTTTTTCAGCCGCCGCACCTTGCTGCATGGACTTGGTAATAGATTCGGCTTGAGCCAGTTTCTGCTGCATTTGTTGCTGTTGCTCACGAACTGCGCGAATTTCTTTAACGTCATCCTCACTGCGTAACATATCCATTGGCACGCCCAGCCGGTCAGCTTTGATACGTGTGGCCTTATCCCAGTCAACAATATCCAGCACTTCCGGATTGATTGCTGCAATCTGGCCCAGCATGGCTTCCAGTCTGTCCATGGCCATCACGTCATGCAGTTTCTGACTACGGGCCAGCGGGCCTAGATATTCAATTTCCATTTCAGCATTGGAATTGGCTACGGATGCTGGCATTTCCGGTAACTTGCCTGCACGGAATAACAAATAGAAACTACGATTGATTAACGGATCAAGGAAATCAGACTGGATACGTCCCAGTGCTGGGCCTAGTAAGCGCTGCATCAGCTCCATGCGCGCATTGACTTCCGTAGCCGTCATGGCTGGGCTGTCTTTTAATTCCAGTTGATCGACATAGAATGACTGGCGAATTGTGCGAATAAGTTGCTCACGTTGTAGCTGACTCACGTCGAATTGCGCGCCACTCAAAAACGGTTTAACTCCGTCGATGTTGCGCAGAATAGTCACGCCAGCGGGCTGCAAATCCAGATCACCGACTACACCGCGCTGCTGCGCCAAGATAGGCGGATCAACCACTTTTTCAGCCGCCTTGATTATCAATTCCACAAGTTGATTCAGGGTCAGAATATCTGACAGGACATTGATAGCAGGGGAGTAGCCAAACTTGGAACCGGCAGTACGGCCCCAGCGGATGACATACGCGGGCATTTCATAATATCCGCTTGGCCGTGGTGTTAGCTCAGTCGCATCCTTGATTAAAATATAGCGTTCTTCATACGGTCTGGCATCTGGCGCTAAGGGTTTACTGATATCCTTGCTTTTGTTTTCTGGCCGCAGTCGAATGGCATGAATAACATTGTGTGGCGTGTTAGCAGTTGACGCGCCATCGGCCTGTTTCTTGATATAGTCCGGGCAAGTGGTAGGCCACTTAACGGAAACCTGTAAGGCGGTATATTTCTTTTCCCGGTAAATGCCAATCGGCATTCCATCAAAATCTTCCTCAAAATAAATTTCACGGGTCATTGCCGCACGAAACTGGAATGCATCATCTTCCGTTTCATGCAGCAGAACAGCAGTGCCATAGCTGACTAAATCAAGATAACTTTCACTGACTTCCAGATTAAAGTTACTTTGCTGCAAGGCATACCAGATACGCATACCGCACTCCTGCAACCATGCGGCAGCCTCAAAATTTTCATTCAGCGCATCATCCTGAAAGCGTAACGAAAACCATTTGCTCGATGGCATGGTAAGATTGCCATGAATGCTGCTGGCGAGCGTTGTAGCGGCGTTTACAGCCGTGGAATCAAAAATCTCACGCCTGCGCCAGTTGATAGAATTTTCATCGTCGTAATCTTTCTGGAAAAACCGGCCTCTACCGGGAACAACAAACCGGCTGATAATTTCCATCATGTTATCAAGATTCCGGCGCTCGCTTTCGAGTGAACGAAAACGGGTAACAATTTCTTCCGGCGTCATTTTAGCCATAGCGCACGCTCCTTGTGCTAATGCTTAATACTACTTAATACTCTCGGTTTCCGGTAATGCTCAATCTCACTTACGCCAGTCCAACCGATGGCCAGCCCGCGAAAGGCATCAGCTCCATGCGATGCCCAGTTATGGGTAGGCGCGTCACGAAAGCGCTTAAATTTATCGTCCCACTGTCTTTCATAGCCCATTAACACCTCTATACCATACTCCGCCTGGCTTGCATCAAAGGTGCAAGTAGGGAGTAGGGCGCGCACGGCTTCAATTCCATCATCACGGGATAGCTTCGGCAATACAGTGAAATCAATGCCATGCTCCATGGCCAGCTCAAGCCGCGTTACGCCTGTGCCGTAATCCCTGACCGTTATATCATGCGGGGCCAGATGTTCAATGTAATTATAGGGCTTGCTCAGCACATAGCGAACATGCTCAGTTAGCGGAATGTTCCTTTCTTCGTAATACTCGATGATTCTGGGACTACCGCCAATGTTCTGCACGAACCAGATTGCGGTAGCATCACTGATACCCAAATCCCATGCGGTAATGACTGGATATCGCGGATCATACGGATAATGCCCGATACTGGACGGACTGCGCGCACGCAATGCTTCAATTAAATCACCGTAGTAACTGCCCATCACGCCAGCATCAAAGCTGTTATAGAATTCCTGCCGCACCATTTCCGGGGGCATACCGGCATCTATTTCCGATTGAATATCTTTTTGTGTAATAACGGGGCTTCCATCTTCCCGCTTGCTTTGATCGACATTAATGTTGGAATAAAACCAATCCGTATTGCCTTTTTCAACTTCCTTTTTGGCAATCTTGTACAGCTCGAATCCATGGTTATGACCACGCGGCGTATAGATGAATATGGCCCAGCCACGGTTTTCCACCAAAATCGGTCTAAAGTAATGCCATGCCTGCGGGTCTTGCAAGGAAAATTCAGAGAACACAATTCCCCTTGGATTAGTACCCATCCACGAATCATACGCATCACTGCCGCCTAGTTGAATAGTTGAGCCGTTGATTAACTCAACCAGCATTTCAGAGTTATATTTTTTGCGAATGATCTCTTGCGGGATGTGGTCGATAAAGCGCATTCCATCCGCGCCAATACCATGCCAGATAATTTTGCGGGCCTGTGTCTGTTCCGGCAGCATGTAAAGATAGTTACCAACTTCCTCCATGCCTTTGGCCGTAACCAGATTAATGCTGGTTTTATCTTTACCGGCACGACGATGCCAGACTAACAGGAACCGCCTGGCTGCCTCCATGGAAAGGCCAAACTGCTGCGGGAATGCAGCGTGCCATAACGGCAATTGATAATCGCGGGGAGTGTACTTGTAAGGCAGGACAATGCTATCAGTAGCTTTGTCTTGCCAGTCATCCAGTATCGGCTGTTCCATTAATGCCATCCATGGCTAAATTGTTACATTGCTCCGCGCTTACGCCAGAATCTGAACAAGGCATTATTGAAATATGCTCTAGCCCGTTCATCGTCTTTACTGTCAAGCAGTTCGCCTATATGCCGTTTTTTCTTTCCAACGCAAAAACTTGCATGATAAGCCCATGAAAAAAGGTCGTCATAGTAGACAGGCTCATGTCTTTCAAATTTATATGGTAATGGCACGCTATTCATTTTCTACTTCGATAACCGGCTTCACTGCCACTGGTGGAGTATCGAATTCGAGAATCACTCTCGGCGCACGTTCGCGCTTGTTGTCCCTGTCCAGATTTTTGATATTGACTAGCATCTGTAACGCTTTTAACTTGTCATGATTCTTGAGCGTGTAGTTAACTCCATCCATGCCTTCGGTAATCATATACTCTTTAATGGCCGCACGGGCATGAGCCGGTATTTCTGTCAGGTTCTTGGGTACACCGTCAGGGTGAAAGGCATCCATAGGATCACTGAATGCGATGGCGGCCAGTTCGGCAAGGATACGTTCATCGCGTACATCCAGCTTTTTGCGTAGCTGCATCTGATAATATTCAATGCGCTCGACCATTCTTTCCTGATTGGCCAGCTTAAGCGCTTCACGCCGCATATTGGCAGCCGTAGCCAACTCATGATAGCCAGCCGTTTGCCATGCCTTGAGTAAGTCGTTTTCCAAGGCCAGAACACGACAGAACGTTTCTTCCTGATCCGTTACCGTGTATTCAAATAATGCTAGTTCGCTATCCATGCTTCACCAGCCTCAGTTGTTTTAATGGTAATGACTTTCAGCCGATTGTTGGCCGTCATGCGTTCGACATACAGAAAACCCATATCCGTGAGTTCCCGCACGGTTTCCTCAACCAGATTTTTATCCAGTCTGAGGCGGCGATAGATATCACGGACAGTTACAGGTCGCGCCTGGGAAACCTCATAGCGGGCCACGGCATTGAGAATAGCCGTTTGAAGGTGGGAAAGGTAAGGTGTAGCTACTGCTTCCAATTGTCGGCGTCCGTGCTGACCTGAATTAGAACAAGTCTAGCACAAATGCTGACGTGGTGAATACAAACGTTATGAGCTATGATTATCAGCCATATTCAAACTTAATCAGGAGGTACGCCATGACAAAGTAAACTACATAGGAGTAAATTGTCATGGCCCGTGGAAAAGATGGTGGCGCGCCCAAGAAAGGCCGCAAAAACCGCAAACACGGACGCAACAAAAAATGGTGTACATTGTATGAAAAGCTGGGAACACGGCAGAAAAATAAAGCCAAACGCCTAGCGCGCCATTTACTGCGTCATCCTGCCGATAAACAAGCGCGTAAAGCGCAATAAACCAAGGCCCGCTATTTGCGGGCCTTTTTCTTACTTTTTTTCAAGAAGTCAATATCCGGTTCCTCGCCATTTAAGGCTGCGTATTCCAATTCTACGCGCAGTGAGCCGATAATTTTACCAGCTACATTAGTTAGCATCTTGGCTTGATCTGGATCGACCTTGTTGCTTTTTACATTCTCATACATGGTCGCCAGTTCATCACGTAACGTAACAATATCTCTCATTGCTCATTCCCAAATAAATAACGTTTTAATTTAATGTGCAAGCGGGTTGCATCAATCAGTTCATCCGGCACATTGGTTTCCTTATCCAGTCCCAGCCGGTTACGCACATAACTATCCGTTAATTCTTCCCGGTAACGATCCGTACAGGCTTTTTGATTCTCGCGCTGACGTTCCCGGTATTCCGCTACTTTGTCAGGATTATCTTTACGCCATTGATTGTCACGCAATCGTTTATGCTCAACCTGTTCCGGATCATTATTAAGCCGTGCATTATTCTCAGCATAAAAACAAGCCTTGCATTTCTTGCGGCGCAGTGTGCGGCCAGTTCTGCCCCTGAACTTCGGGAAATCGGTGTAGTGTTTTTCAGCATGGCACTTGCTGCATTCCCGGATAACTGGCCCGCGCTCGGCATCACTGAAATCGTATTTATCCTTCATAATTCCCCAGTTAGCATGAATTCCCGATGTTGTTTAGCTAACTGCATGGCCTTTCGATAACCATATTTGTTCACACTAAAATATTTTTTACGCTGTTTCTTTTTGATCGTGTCCCAATAATGCGCTATCCATCCAATATCAACCACGCCATTCGGGCGCGTTCGAACCATCAAACAATACCCTTTGCCCCATCGTCGCTTGCCGTGTAAGTGGAGTTGTCTTTGCTTTGGCATCTTGGCCAGCGTCTTATCACGGAATTCAATCGCGGCAAGTCTGGCTTTGCGCTTGCCGCCATACTGACCATCAGAAAAAGATTTCTGAATATAAGTTGGTTTCGGGACTTCCTGAATACGCACCCACCAGCAATGCGTGCTGTTTGAATCAATGCGGGTTATGTACTTAAGGGTTTTCATTCGCCCGTCAGTGACTTTGTTATTACCTTGCTAATATCTTCCAGCAACCTTTCCTTGTCAGCGATAAAGCGTACATCTTCGTCGGGCAATCGTCGGGATATGCGCATTATAGAAAGTATAGCTAAATTCAGGGCTTCGGCTAAACATTTCCGGCAATATGGGTGACTAGGTATATCCAGATCACAAGCTGGCCAGAATGCTACGGCTGGTTTACCGCAGACACAGCACTTGCAATCCTTTGCTTGTATTGTTTCAGCCATTAAACACCATATGCCCGTTTAGTCATTTCAAATACACGTTGCCATTTCCATTCGTCCATGACCAACTGCTTAAAGTCATGTTCCTCTAATACAAAAGTATCTGCGACTTCCATTTCAACCATCTTGATAGCACGGTCATAATCATCTACATGACTTTCTGGTATTGAAGGCATATCCAAATCTGGAATCTTGCCTTTACTTAACAGGTCATAGCCTTCTTCAAATTTGACCGTTAAGGTCTCCATAAAGTGTTCCATCACTTTTTCGTATTCGTCAGCGTGCTGTTTGCGGTTGTTCTGTAATGCCGCAAGTAATTCATTTTTGTTTACCGTTACGTCTTTCATTCGATTGCCTCTCTCAAGTTATTCAGTTCCTGATTCAATATCTGGACTTCTGTCTTGTAATCCTCAATCACCCTATTGTTATGGTCATTGACTTCATGTATCTGCGCCCATGCAATAATCATAAGACGATAGGAATTAATCAGGGCTTGGATATCACAGGCAAGGGACAGGTTAGCGTCCGGGTCATCGCATTCAACTTGTAATGCTAATTCGGTTTCTAATCGGTGTATTACATCATTGATATCAGCTTTCTTTTCGTCCATGAATTAATCTTCCTCTTTTACGCACTCCATGTATGCCCGTTTCCAATGATCGATTTCTCTTTGTGCCTCTATTAATGCAGTTCGCACGATTTCAGACACTGCCGGATCGTTCGTATCAGTTGCCAGTCGCCACGCATGTTTCTGCGCATATTCCCAGTTAGTCGCTACGTAATTGCGGCCCTTGTCATTTTTTATATCACTCAACAATGATAGTCCCATATTTGCCACTGAAAGGCAGGAAACAGCCGCCAGCGCTTTTCATCAGAAACTGAACCTTAATCCTTGAGCCTTTCACTAAGTCATAGCCAGCGCGCTTATCATTGAAATCCACTTGTAAATCCTGCGTACCACGACCATCAATATTCAGTGACGCGTTATCAGCTTCGGCTAACACAACCTCGCCAGCCCATGTCATCCAATGGTTTTTGAAATTGGTATTGAATATATCTTCTTTTTTGTCATCGCTTAACTTACTTTTGCAACCGACATAACTATCAACCGTTGCATAAGTTACGTCACTGAAAGGGTATACAGTAGGGTCTAGCTTTATCTGTTGTTGTTCGTATCCTTTCTGGACATTAGTAATAATTAATGAAAGCAATATAAAACCGCCAATGCCTACTATCATCCAAGTTGTTACTGATGTTGGTTTCTTTTCCTTCATAGCCTCAACCTTTTTACTGAATTAAATAAGATAGCCAGCAGGTAAACTTGTCCGGACGCGCCCCCAGCGCATTCCAAACATTACTACCGCCCTGCTGGCTAAAACAAAGAAGCCAGCAAACCAAGTCGCTACTCTCCACCGGGTCAGGCAAGAGCAACGTTCCAACAACTTGGCCTGCTGGCATTAACTTAATGACAGTGATAAACACCTGTCTTGTGATTTTTATGGCAGCCATAGGCGTCAGTGCCGCCAGAGTGTGCCATGGCAAAGCTGGCTGTACCGATAGCCAGTAAAGCGATTAACATGAGTTTCTTCATCTGTGTTTCTCCTGTGTTGTAAATAAAAAAAGCCAGTAATGGAGCTAGGCATGGCGGGATGTGGGATAAGGAATTTACCATGCGGAGCGAGAGGCCATTACCGGCTAAACCTAAAAACTAATTACAAAAAGTAGAATTACCTATCTTGTTACAGACTGTGCCATCAGAGCCAAACGTACTGTTACCTATACGGTTCACGTAACTGCCGTCAGAGTTATACATGCTGTCTCCGACTTGATTGGAATAACTGCCATCAGAGTTGAATTGCGTGTTGCCGACACGATTAGAATAACTTCCGTCTGAGTTGTAGGTACTGCCGCCAACGTGATTCGAGTAACTACCATCAGAGCCGTAGGTACTATTGCCAATGTCATTGTAGACAGTGCCTGGCTGGCCATGGATGTACGTTTCTGCCATGGCTGGGGCCAGCAGGGATGTAGCGATAACGGCCAGTATGAACAGCAGGGGAATAGATTTATTCATAGTTCAACCTCCGATTAGAATTAGGGCCAGCAGGACTACAGACATACACAATCAGCCTCGACTGCGCTGCCAACCTGCTGGCTTGCATAGAGGGAGCTTAAGCCTCATGCAAATTAAGAATAGCATACGTGCTGACATGGTGGAACAAAGGTGATCGGATTCTGTGTCTACGTTGCTACCAGCCAGCCAGCAAAACGATTTCCGGGGGTGCCCCCACTTAAAAAACGTCTACAGGAAAGGGAAAAATCTCCCTGACTGACTTGATAGATTAGGCTTTTATCATTGTTTACAGTAACTTAGAGCACGGAACACAAGCCCGGAACATAATTCAGGGATATTCAGCCGCCATGGCCAGCGATGGCCAGACACTGGCAACCATGCGCCGACATTGTGCGCGCCTACAAAATGCATCCCTTCTCAATAGCGTATGGCTATCGCTCATTCTCACACAATAGCTAAAATGTATTGTTTGTACTCAGTCTAATATACTGACAGCCTGAGAGCCGCCACAAGCGCAGATCATGCCATGCGCTATAGCGTGACCTTATCCAGCTTTGACGCGCTTAGACGGCTTTGCACTGTATCAGCACGTTATTTATGCGGGTTATGTCTGACAATTAAAAACCATGCGCTAGACTAAATTCCTCAATATTGCTCTTGATAACGGAGTTAAACTCCACTATTATTATTGACAGGTTGAGACTAAAGAGGATCAGACAATGGAAATATTTATATGGTTTTTATGCATTGTCGGCGGTATCGCTGGCCATGCAATTATTTTTTCTCGTTACATCTGGGAATAATCCCACTAATCATTTGGAGGTTGAGATCATGCAAACACTAACCAAGGCGCAACAAGTGGCCATTTACCGCAAGTATCAACAAAGCCCGGACGGCTCGCGCTCTTATCTGCAATTTAGACGGCGCGTGCAACATGGCTATGATTGTTTAATGCTTAATTGGTGCGGTATGTGGTTAGGCATTGAAACGGACGGCTATACACACAGCTAACCACTTATGGCCATTGTTATCAGTGGCCATAGTTGGCAATACTGCCAGACATAAATAAATGAGGTTGAGACTATGAAAAGCATACTAACAAAACGACAGGTAAAAACCTTTAGTAAGGATCTGCCGAACAATCATAAAATCTATGTAAATGTTCGTTATGATGACGAATGCGGGAATGGCCATAATTCATTTGCAATTACTGGCGACATTTATTCCAGCCGAACCAGTAAAGCGGATCGATATTTTGAAATGGGCGGTTGTATCCATGAACAAGTAGCAAAGCATTTTCCGGAATTAGCGCCTTTCATCAAATGGCATTTAACTAGTTCCGATGGACCGATGCATTATGTAGCAAATACCATGTATCACGCGCGAACCTGTGACACGAAAGGGAAAAAGCCCGGTGATCCGATTGCATTTAAAGAATATCTGCAATTCGGTAATTTCCCTATGACGTTCAGCGAACCAGAAAAAGGTTTTTTTGAATTCCTGCGCGGGTGCAAGTCTGATTTTTCAGATCTAGTTATTGAGCCTATTGAGTATGTCAACCGACCGGGTAATCATTATGATTTTGAGCCTAAATATACCTTTCAGGGATTTGCTAATGACTGGTATAAATGCCCATTTGATTCTGGTAAAGAAGCGCATGAATGGCTAGAAGCTTTACAACAATATGGCGCTAAGTTTATTAAAAAGCCGTGCAAGTGGGCGCAAGCCGTGGAACCAGATTTAGAAGCTGCACGATCCTGCGCAATATGGCCAGACGCTACACTTGAACAATTGCAAGATGAAAAACTATTAGCTGCGCGGTTGCCTAGCTTGTTAGCTGAATTCAAAAAAGACATTGAAAGCCTAGGCTTTGTTTATTAATTATTGGAGGTTGAGACTATGAATAGCGGATTCAAACTAACAATCACTTGTGATAATGCTGCATACAGTGACGGCTGGGAAATTGAAGTGGCCAGACAATTGCGTAACATTGCAGACAAACTAGAGCGCGGTCACGAATACGGCAATATAATGGATTACAACGGAAACAAAGTGGGTAATTTTTCCTACCATGTAGGCGAATAGAATACCCCTAATGCCCATTAGTTAGCTAGTGGGCATTGTGGGCCATTCTGCCCGGTTTAATTGAGGTTGAGACAATGCCAGCACGCAAACTAAAGTTTATTAATGATCCGGGCCATGGATGGCTGTCAGTCAGTCTAAAGGATATTATTGATCTAGATATCGTGGATAAAATATCAGCTTATAGCTATATGTCACCCAGTCGCGCCTATTTAGAAGAAGACTGCGATGCAAGCATATTTATCAATGCCGCCAAAGATGCGGGATGGAAACTTGAAATAAAAGAATCTTATTCTGATAACTCATGGAAAGGTCGGAATTGGCCTAGCTATAATATTTATTTTGTAAAGAATCCATTAATAACCGGATCAAAGGTCAAACTGAATGATGGATCAATCGCTACCTTTTATGATGATCCTGAAAAACCTTACTTGATAACTGAATCTGGCCAGCGATACAAGGCACGCAAAGCTAATGCCTTACAGGCATTGAATCCGCCAGTCTAGTGATCCCTTTATGCCTATTCGTTGAGTAGGCATAGCGGGCGATACTGCCCGGTTTAATTGAGGTTGAGACCATGACAGAACAAGAATTTAATGAAATTTATGATTCTCGTTATCGGATTAAAGCTATAAGCATGTCAATGGATGGCTTTACCACTAGCGGCATTATTTTAGATGGCATTCATACTGCTACATCTGGCGAAAAATTCGTTTTTATTGATAACTTTTTTAACCGCCATACTATTGATTCACTTATCAGAATAGAAAATACTCTAAATCCTTGGATTAATCAGTAATCCCTTTATGGCCATTGTTATCAGTGGCCATAGCGGGCGATACTGCCCTAACTAAATGAGGTTGAGACCATGCCAACATATACCCGCAACATCGGCCAGAATCGCGGCAGACCGCGAATATGGCTAGAGAAAGCCGTTTTACTTGATAACGGTTTTAACTATCACGACAAGTTCAAAGCTATCAACGAAGTAGATCGGATTGTCTTACAGGTTGATCCATTAGGTGATCGAACTGTTTCAGGTAGCGAATCAAGGCCAGTGATAGACCTGTCAGGCGCTGTTATTGAGCGCTCATTCAATACCGATAAGGTCAAAGCCGTTACAGTCCGTAAACTGTCACCCGGACGGCTCGAGCTAACACCGGCATAAACACAAGGCGCGCTTAGTCGCGCCTTTTTTTATACCCGCTAGCTATAGCCATATTTTTAGTCAGGCCCCGCCTGGCTACGGTAAACGCTGGCCTGAATTTAGCGAATGGAGGTTGAGACCATGAGTTATTTATATCGTTGTAATAAATGCAAACAGCGCAAAGCATTACCCAGATTACATACTGACTATGTGCGCGCGCCTAAATGCCAGTGCGGCGAGTTGTTAACATACCGCGACAAGTGGCAAGAGCGCAAAAACAAGGAAAACGTATGCAATTGTGACGGTTATCCGCACCCGCACCGCAAAGGTTCCGGGGTATGGTGTATTGAATCTGTGAGATTACCCACAGAATCAGACTATCAAGATAGACAATACGCCTACCGTTAATACCCTGAATTTAGCTATACTTTCTATAACGTTAATCAAAGTGAGGTTGAGACCATGATTACAGCAAAGAATGAATTCGAGACTATAAGCGCTTTTGAATCCCTAGCAGGTTCCAGTAGTGGAACATGGACTGACAGGGAAACAACGGCTGAGTTAATCCGGGTACTGGACTTGGTACAAAACCAGATCAGCACGGCTGAATATTATCAAGATTTAGCAAAATGCTCAGATGATGACACGCAAACAATGTATGAGATTCAACAGGAAGTTGCTGGCCATATCGAATATTATGCGCCATTGCCTGACTGTTGTTCCGTTACCTTACAAGATAATGAATGGCAGGTAATCCCCTATATTGACGAAGATTTACCCAGACTTGAGGACATACCGGAAACTTATACTGAGGACTTGGTTTATCAGGTTAATGACCATGGCAATGTTAGCTTGTATAAATGGCATCCTAATTTCAGGGAATATCGTGAAGTCTGGGCTATGGTGTAATCAGTAATCCCTTTATGGTCATTCACTAGGCAGCGCCTGGCGAGTGGCCATAGTGGGTAATACTGCCCGAATTTAGCGAGGTTGAGACCATGACGTACAAAACAGAATTCCCAGACTATGAGCTAGATGTATTAATCCCTGTCGGCTTTGAGGACGATAGCTGGCACAACGATGTAATGCCTAAATGGATTAATCCACAACTGAATTTAGCATTATGGATTAACTACCCAGAGGCAGAAAAAAGGGAAGGTCACGAAAAGAATCGGTTTTATCTCTATGAGATTGACAACAATGGCGATTATGTACGCACCATTCTTGTTGGTAAAGACAACGAATACGATCTGATTCTTATGGCCATCCTTGAAAAGTTACTGGCTAATAGAGGCGTAAAACATGCCAGCAAAATTTGAAGCACACTATAAGCCCAAGGAAACAAGGCCAGACAAGCCTATCCTGATTGGCCGTGCTCAATCACAAGCTAGAGTAAGCATCATTGAAGCACAAAATTTAGCGACCCAGCTTAATATAGCCATCCGGTTAGCTCTACAAGCTGAATCTGGCAAAACTTATTAATCATTATTAAATGAGGTTGAGACAATGCACGTTATATCAGAAATGAATTCCAGTGGCGGAAAACATATAGTAGATGACTGGCCAGACTGGATCAGTCTATTGGATGATGTAGTATTGCTGCGCAAACTGGGCTATATGGCTTTTGGTACGGAACTACGTGGCCAGTTTGTTATTGTCATGACAGCTAAACCTACACCTGTTTTATACACGGTTCAGTAAGCCAACTCTATACGCGCTTATTCCTGCGTTTAGCGGCTTCAATCATCCTGTCCGGTATCATCCGTTTTATATGCGGCTGATGCCGGACAGCTTTTAACAACGTCCTGCAATCAAACTCCCTGCATATCGCTGGTGCTCTATCGTGAATTGTGCAGCCTGTCACCCTGTCTAAATAAACACAATCCCCGTTTTCCTTGTGTTCCAGCACGCGCCCGCCATGATATTCAATGGTCTGGTAATCCTTTTCATCGTCACCCAGTTCCGGATGCAGATAGATGGCATCCCATTGGCAACATGCATGGCAGTTACCACAAGGAACACGTTTAGTTTTAACGTTAATAAAATTTAGTCCTCTTTCTTTTGAACCGTAGTATTGACGCTGCCATCCAGCACCTTATCCAAAAATTCCTGATAGTTACATTCCACTGTAGTTAGCACTCGTTGCTGAAATTTAGCCATTATTGCTAAATCGTCAGAGTTATCTTGTACTGTCGCATACATAATAGGTAATAAAATTTCGTGTAGCCGCACAATAATTCCGCCCAGACATGCCGCGCTATCTTTCATCTCACCAGACGTACCTTCATACTTAACGCTCGTAGTACCTTCTACGGATTTGAATCCCAGTTCATCCAATACAAAATAAAAAATATTTCGTGATCGTTCAGCTAATTCATAGGCTTCTTTATCAGTTAATTTTTTTGTCATGGTCTCAACCTCGCTTTATGTTTTGCTGTATGAATTTACTTATGGCACAAAGATTATCATTAATTAAATATAGCTGAATCAGGATTACAAACAGTAAAATTTCTGTTATGTACATGGTCTCAACCTCCAATTATTCATCATCGAGTATATGATCTAAGACATTTAGCATTGGTTCACGAACATGAGCAATTTTTTTCTGACAATAATGTTTACTCATATCAAGATTGTAGGCGAACCAATAACTATCATCCGCTGTTACCACTATAATCCTTTCATGACATTGCTTGCAGTCCTTTTCATATTTCTGCATCGTTCCAACCCAATCACTCTATACTTTCTTTGGACATAGCAGTAGCTATTGTTATGCCCTGTAAAGCAGTGATTAGTTACAGATTTAGATGCTGGCTTAGGAAACGGCTGGCTCGGAGCAAAGCAGGAACAAGCCCTTGTCTCGTGACGACGAGAAACAAAGGTGTTCCGCCTTGCCCGACCCAGCCTGATGCCAACTTGAGGAATCCGTATGGTCGTCACAGTGTTCCGCTACTATGCAGATACCAGGCGCAGCCTGATACCCTGTGTCAACGTCCGGAACTTAGCAGCCGTTTTGTGCCATGACACGCCCATCCCTTGCACATAAGACACTGGCCGGAACGGTTCTCCCAAGCATAACCAGTGAATCTATTCATTTTGGAACGCATATATCAATTCGTCAAGCAGATCATCAAATGGCACGTTACGGAACCGGCCCAGGAATATCATTTTCTTGTGATTATCGGCAGCATGTCTGGCAACATGGAAACGCAGGTTATCCTTATCAAACCAGATATTGACCGCACAGACCTTGGCTCGCAGATAACACTCAACAATGCTTGTTCGCACGGCTAGCGGCACTTCACTGTATTTGTACATACTCAACCTTTAGTTGTAGCCAGAACTGATGCATGTCCAGATGCAAATCCGGGGTAAACTTGTGGATCGCAAAGCCCAGAAAGATATCATCAGTTGGCGGCTTGCTCATGTCCTTGGGGGTGCTGATGTTGGCATAAAACACCGTGCGCCGGTAGCGGAGTTTTTCTGTCTTGTGCCATGGGTTGTAAATATATCTATCCACATTGCGGGACAGATATTCTCGAAAACGTGACGGATCGCACAAATCCCGCCAGCGTAAATCCTTAATTTCAATCATCCAGCGCTGATTCGTGTAGCGTATCCACTCATTACTGATACGCTTGCCGGATTCTGGCCAGTACCAGCCTGTAGTTAGCCAGTTATCCGCATGGATTTCCGGCACCAGCGAACGGAAAAATAAAGTCTTGCCTATGCCAGATGGCCCTATCAGGACAAGCAGGGAGGATTTCTCGACACCCTTTGGTTTATACAGGCCATCCAGCGCCATAAAAAACCAGCGCCGGAGAAAAGCTCCTGCGGCGTCTGAGGTTATATTATATAAATCTAATTGAGCCATGAAAGCTGGCCATCTATCCAGCCCATCCCATGTTTTTGACTCAAGCCAGGCATGAACTGGGTGATAATTGTGCCCCGGTTCATTTGCATAGCGCTTGATATATTCCCTAAGCAGGGCTTGCGGGATGGCCAGCTTTTCAATTGCGCACCGGCTGGCTATCTCTGAAAAATTTTCATCCCCGGTTATCCGGAAAGCCGTGCGGTTCATGTCCGGCCAGAATATATCTGTCGTGTCGTGAAGTAAGTTATATTTGATTTCAATCCGGGATTTTTTAAGCAGGACTTTGAAATTCTCGTAAGTCGGCTGCAATCTAATCGCGCCAGCCTTGCTGATGGTGTAGTGGGGCCAGTCAACACCATGGCGCGTATTGGCGAGCACGGCACCATCGTACAGGTCATGCAGTATTGTGATTTTCTGATTGGTTTTTTTCGCCAGCTTGGATAAGACCGTATTGATCTGGTACGGGTGCATCCCTTCAAATTTAGCGAGTTCGTCTATAACCCTGTGTGCGTCCATCGGTTCGCGCACCTTGGCAATCATGCTGCGTAGCGTCATATTAATGCTGCGCGGCTCATACTGGGCCAGCTTGGCTTCCAGCCGGTTATCACCATGCAAGCGCAGTTCCCTTGCCAGATGGTGGGCTGTCAGTCCATGGTCTGGCCTGATACGGTTCCAGCGCTCACGGATATCCGGGATTTTTCCTTTGAGTGCTGGGCTGTCACTGGCCCAGAGTATAAACGCATCCAGCCCAGTGCCTGCCGTAGCATGATGACAGGCATCCATTAAATCCAGCATGGCTTGCTGCGCGCTGGGCGATTGAATGAAATTGGCTACATCAATGCTGCGTAGATACTCATTCAATTCCGTGCTTGTCAGGATGCCGTAAAAATTCTGGCCCGAAGTCTCTTTCTTGTTCGTTTGCATATTTGCTTATACGTAATACGACTGACCCACCAGACACTGCCTGGCGCCGGCGGATAATATGCAAGTCATCCACCAGATAATCATCCGTCCAGATTCTGGCATAGGTCAGCGCATCCAGTACGCCCTTGCTGTAGTTATCAATATCACGTTTGCGCCGGTCTGGCGGAAACAGATGCATTTCTACATTGACAGGCTCATTAATCACGGCATGAACCGGAAACTGTTTGCGGATTGTTCTGACGGCTTCTGTTCGAAAATGGCGGCCTTCCATAGAAAGTAGGGTACGCTGGCGCAATCCTTTCTTGGTTTTCAGGACAACATGCCGCCAGTATTGGTTAACTGATGGCGGCCATGGCAATAAAATAATCATGCCGAATGCGTTTTGCTTTCAATATCGACCAGCAAATTCTGCACGGCTTCCGTAATTGTCTGGCCACGGCCTGTACCCACTAAAGACTGAGCACCAGCTTTGCCGGGAGGCGTGAAAGCATCCGCCATATAGGAACGTGAATTCACTTCATGTATTTTGGCTGGATCGGCTGGCGCGCAGTTGATACTTATCCAGTAACCATCACCCAGTAACTGATCAACAATTTCTGTAATCATTTATCGGCTCTCTGCAATCCATTCTTCAATGATTTTTCTAGCCCATTTCGGAACATACTTATTATTCTCGAAAGTGGATATATAACTAGCCGGTATATTTAAGGCTTTAGCTAATTTATTCTGGCTCATGCCGATATCTTCACGAATAATTTTTAACGATGTATTGGTGGAAACAAAATCAGGATGCTGATTGTGCATATGCTGAAAAAGGTTGTTGAAATGTCGATTACAACAAGGACAAACGCCATTAGCTACACGAGTTTTTATACGTTGTTTTGTCTTTTTCTCAACTTCTGCTTTAGCTGCCTCTTTATCAGCGCGCTGCCTTTCTTTATTAGCATCATCAAGCGCACGGTGTTTACGCAATTTTTCTTTTTTTAATTCAGCTTTTAGCCTGTCGTTTTCTGACGTGCCATACCCCCAAGATACTTGGCAATATGGGCAATGCCAATAACCACCTTGTTCATGTTTTAGATCGATGTATCGTTCACTTAATGCGTATGTTCCACCGCATTTACCACAAGTAAAATCAGCAAGCGTGACTTGAAAATTTAACTTTACAGCGCCCATTATTCCCCCTGATGTTTCATGTTCCACATGGAACTATTTCCTTAACTTTACTTAAATTAGGTGGGCCATCCTTGGCCCTTTGCGTCATCCATGACATAGCTAAACTTTGTCCTTAAACCAGTAGCAGCGTTTATGAACAGGCCAGACTTTGCCAATTGTGCATTTTCCGTTACCAGTCTCATGATCACCGCGCACAAACAGGCATTCCCAGCAGCGCTTGCCTGACTCGCTGAAACCATAGCCACTATCGAACGTTTTATGTACTGGCCATGGGTCATGGTCTGGCCGCTGTTGATACTGCCATTTGAGATGTGAACTCATAGCCATCCATTATGCTTTGTCCTAACAATTGTGGTATCTGCGGCACTACCGCATTGCCGATGGCCTTAAGTCTGTCCATCCGGGCGGAAAGCCCATCAACCACTCGCTGAATGTCGGGTTCAATGTCCCAGACTTCGTTTCCACTGCGTAATCCAGCCGTTCCCATGATCTGTTTCTGCCATCCTTGCGGATCACTGTCGGGCCACTGCCTTTCCAGTCGTTGGCTGTCGGCGTAGGATACAATCCACACTCTTTCACGGACATGCCACGCGTTAAGGGACACAGCCGGAAGTACAAATGCCCACCAGGCGTAGCCTGTGTCTGCCAAGTCAGAAATAACTTTGTCGATCCCCAGATTGAGGAAGCCAGTAACATTCTCGGCAATAACCCATCGCGGCCTGACAGCTTTAATAATTCGATACATTTCTGGCCAGAGATCACGGTCATCTGCCGTGCCTTCTCGCTCCCCTGCGTTACTGTATGGTTGGCAAGGGAATCCCCCTGCGAGAAGATCGATAGTTGTGAGTCCATCCTGCGTTAAGCGCTCGCCGGTTATGTCTGCTACATCGTTGTAAATGGGAATGTCCGGCCAGTGCTTTTCCAGTACCAGCCGACAATAGGGATCGATCTCGCATAGCGCGCTGATATCCATTCCGGCACGCGACAGGCCCAATGCCATGCCGCCGATACCGGAAAACAGATCAAGCACGCGCATTTAATTAAAAGGGATATCGTCATCAAAAGCTGGATTAGGATTACCAGCCTGCGCGGGCGCGCTCTTGAAAGAGGGTGGAGCAGCCTGATGGGCAGCAGGTGGCACTTCGGAGGTTGAGACCGGAGGAACTTGACCTACTGCTTGTGGGACAGGCTGCCCCGTAGCTTGTACTGGTCTGACACGGATACCGCCAGTCTGTTTGCTGCCAAACCAGATGTTAGGTTCATTATAGAGCACAATTTGCTTGCCGATCCAGCCATCTGTGTCATCCGTGCCCATGGCCTGCGTCATGATTTCTGCATTCGTCCGGTTAATTACCATGCCTTTATCTGATTCATGGAAATGCACCACGGGCTTGGAGTCCTGCGGATCACCATTACCACCTACATCTTCAACCCGGATATCTTTAATTGTGACCATAATGCCATTGCCACAATCTTCCTTTTTCAGATAATTACTTGGAAATGCTGCCCCTATTTTCATTGGTGTTTTGCTCCTTTGAGTAATTCGCTGGTACTGACCCAGCCCCAGTCCTTAATTTGCATGTACCATCGGCCAGCTTTCCGGGCCATGGCTTCAATATCGAACAAACGAACGTCTGCCTTGTTAGCAATGGCAATCATTAGATCAAGCTGTTGCAGACTCATACTTAATGCCCCCATGTGGATAAAGCCCCGCTTCATGCACTTCTACAATGTGCTTTGCATCGTCAAGTTGCTCGAAAACGCCTAGCAACTCACGCCGATACCATGCAGAGTAAGCAACCTTACCCCGCACCCAAGACCGGCTGATTTTGTATTCACGGCGATGAATGTAATATTTATCGCCTTTCTGCCATTGCATAGCTTGCCTTCCATGGTTAGCGCACCAGCCTGTAACGAGCGAACCGCACTTTATGCCCGTACTGATTCGTGCTTTCTTCCGGTATCGTATTTATTTCAATACCTTTATGGCGCAAGTCCCATATCCTTGCGCCTAATCTCAAAATTCCATACCTGATCATGTCCAGTTGTGTTATCCCTTTACGGTTGCGCTTGAGTTCACGCATTACAATCGTTTCATGATTCATGATTTCGCCCATTGCTTGATAAAATTCCAGTTAAGGTCAGGACGAAAATCAGTTTCAGTCAGTCTGTTTTCAGACAAGGCTACAAGCTGAGGCACTCGGCTCTTGGGTACTTGCGTCTTGCGCCAGTAACAAATCGCTGGCGCAGTAACATGCATTTCCTTTGCTAATTCATTCAGGCCGCCACACATTTCAATGCACGCCTCAATTGCCTCGACTGGTTCCACCATTAACGTCCTTAAAGATAAATAAAGTGCTGTTAAATCGGATTTAAGCAGGATTGAAAAAATAAACAATTGTCACACTGGCATCACATGACATTAGCGTGACGTTAGCGTGACAGACATTAAGGGAAATTTATTTAAGATTAAAAAAAACCCTGCGGATGCAGGGCTGGGAATTACTGATAAACGGCCTTTTTGCTTCTCTCTCTTTCAATGGCCTGAATAAAATCATCACGTTTAATATATTTTTTATTCCCTATGCAATACGTCTTGATATCCAAACGCCCGGATGCAATATAATTTCTTAATGTCCGGATCGTTATACTTCTAAGCAGGGCGGCCTGTTTATAATTTAACAGTGCTTCTGTTCCCAGCAATTGCGCAATTTCTCTATCTACCATGCCGCGCTCCCGTATATATTAATTATCGTTGGAGAAGGGGAGCTTTGCTCCCCTTATAATTAAATATACCTTAGTGCCCTTTAATGTCAAACGTCTACTTTTTTCTTATTGCGACTACGGTCGCACTTTCGCCAATACGATTCGCATTTTTCAGGATGATAGTCACGATTTTTTCTGAGGCTGTTTGCAGTGGATCAACCACATCAGTATCTCGCCATTCTGTGATAGCCGTATCATTATTAATATAATGTTTGCTGGTCACGTCTGAATCAGTTTCATGGTTCATAAGCTGTTTAATCGTGGTCTTTTCAATCCCATTGGCTGCGGCAATCTGGCTGAATGTCCGGCGCAAGTCATGATTAGAAATCCTGCGGCCCAGCCCCTTGGCTACCATCGAAATCAACTTGGCACGCTGACCCCGGTTAGCCTGCGGGAACACCATATCATCAGGTGCCGCCTGGCTTGCGCGTGAGCGCAGACGCTGCGCCACATACAGGGGAAGGGGAAAGGTTTTTTCTTTATGCTTGCCCTTGGTCAGCATACTGAATTCGCCTTTTCCCAGATTGATATTTTTCCAGCGCAGATTGCTGGCCGTGTCACCCGCACGCATCCCGGTTAGGAACAGGAATAACAGGAAATCGGTATCGCGGCTGTCTGCCATGGACTCCACTACATCAAACCATTTTGCAGTTTCCTTTTTGCGCAAGCTGTTTGTGCGCGGCTGATAATCCATATCCTTGATCTTGGTTTTCATCAATTGCTCGGCAGGGTTTAACTGCTGAAAAACTGGCGCATAATCCTTGGTCAGAATGTTATTCTTGGCCCAGTTATAAAGCATGTTGATATGTCGCACGGCAGACATAGCGCCCTTGCTGTTGTGAATAGCATCCAGCATCAGATCACGATCCAGAATGGCCGGAAAAGGCATCTGATATTCTTCCGGGAAATGGCGCGGCAAAACTTCCCGGTAAGTCTCAATAGAGCTGGGGCTTAATTTTTCCTGCTTATCCCGTAGATAAAGCTGCATGATTTCCTCGGCGCTCAGGCTCGCCTTATCCGTGTCACTCATGCGATGGATTGCATTGTCATTGATATCATGGAACCGGGAAACGCGCTTGGCACTCGGCGCACGGCTGCCACGGGTTTCAGCCCCTTCACGCACGGCTTTCAATTGGGTCTGATTCATGCCCATCAATCGGGCAGTATAGGCGCGGGCATCATCCATGCTGATGGCCTCGACAGTGCTAAAGCCATCAGGGTTGACAGAAAACCGTGTTGTTTTCCCTTCCACGGTCAGGACGGCACATAACGACTTGTGGCCCCGGTCAGTGACATAACAGCGCAGCTTGGGCATCTGCTTGTCGAACACATAATAACGTTTGCCGGGAAGTGCCTTGGGTAGCTTGGCCAGTGTGTTCTTCGTAAAGGTCATGTACTTGTTGATCTCTTTGCCTGCAATCGTTGCAGGGATGGTGTCACCCAGTTTCTTGCTCATTGTCTCAACCTCCAGTTGCCTGTAAATACTGCCAGAATTTAACGATTAATTTAATTATAGTGAAGCCGCCTTAAATTGCAAGATATATCTGTGTCTGAATATTTGTGTTCCGGAGTGATTCGGGAACACATCGGGACAGTGAAACAGGGGTGATATCAGGATTATGCTGGGATGATAGACATTAAGGAAAACCTTAATATTCCTTAATCAATCAATCACTTACGCGATGTAAGCTGTTGATCGGCAAAGGGGTGAATTAAGTCATAAGTAAGTCCCAGTTAAATCCCAGTTCTAATAAATTACATACAAAACAAGCACTTATGTTTTCACTGCTATTCCGGTACGCATCCGGAACACAGGAATTTATTTGCGTCTTTTTAGCTCATCTAGCACATCATCTATGTATAAATGTGTCATAATTATACTGATTAATAACAAGGATATGACGATGGCCAGCACGGGTAATTGCCCAGTGAAAAAGTACAATATTAAGAAAGCAATAGCTGATCCGCACATGAATTGCGCCAGTATTTTAGTTAACGGCATCCGTTCCATGAGAAAAACTCCTTTTCAATTTAATACATTTAAGTTATAACTTTAGTGTGTATATATCAATGGATAAAGGGGAATATGGATGGCTAAATCAAATCAAGCTCGACAAATGTCAAATATTTCAAGCCGTGGAGAATGGATTGCACGGGATGGTAACGGATATCGCGTTAGGGTGCCTTGTCAGGGCGGCCACCAGTATTTCAAGATAGATGAATACGGTAGCAGTGCGAAAGCTCACAAGGCCGCCAGAACGTTTCACGCTAAGATGGAAGCCCAGCTCCAAAAGGATCGAGAATATGAGCGAAAAAACGGAGAAAAGCCCTTTCGCCATGTTCTGAATATTCGCAATACATCCGGTCATCATGGCATATCCAAGCAAGTATTTCCTATCCTAGATGGTAGTCCTAGAATCACTTATACAGTGACATGGCGCAGCAGGGATGGCTGGCCGCAACAAAAAGGCTTTTCGTCCGTAGAATACAAACATGCTGAATACGCGCTTGAGGCAGCCATAGAATTCCGTGATCGTGTTCGGCCAGAGTTAAAAGGCTTGTAATGAATGACGGCAGCGAACCGTCCAAAGACACATAAGTATATTTCGCGCAACAACGGACTGCACCGATGGGAAGTGCGGATCGGCATGGATGCTATAAATTTCAAGCCCGTTCGTAAAAGTTTTTCGGATGGAGTGTACGGAAGTAAGCGCAAGGCTCTACGTGCTGCCAAGCTGTTTCGTGATTGCGAGTTACGGTTATTGCAAGCCAAAGGCCATTATTTTGGAGTTAAGCGATACCGTGAACTCGGTAGCGGAATCATCTACCGGGAATTTACAGATAAGGATGATTGCTTTCGCCAAATTGTGATTGCCCAGTATTGGGACAATAAAAAACAAAAACAGATCAAGCGAGAATGGAGCATTCGCATACATGGCGGCAAGCGTAAAACAATGGCGCTGGCCACAACATGGCGAGAAGAACAATTGAAACGCCTTAACAAGAGGCAACCATTTCGGTAAAGATTCTTTCAAACAACAAAGTGAGGTTGAGACAATGGCACATATAGGTGGCGGAAAACAGGAAAAACTCATTGCCCTGATGGGTGAACATGCAAAAACACAATTATGGATCAGGGAAGATTTTATGGAGCATTTCGGCTGGGACAAAATACCTGCTGAAAATGCCGTTTACAATGCATGGCGCACTGGCAAAATATATCGCCATAAAGAACCCGACAAGGAAGGTAACAAACGCTATGGTTTAAGTATCAAGGAAGAATCCCGTGCTATTTATAAGCAATCCAAAACTGGCGGCGGCACTACGCCAGGCATTACACGCAAGAAGAAAAAGTCGCTGCCCAGTGCTAAAGAATTGCGTAAGATGTTTGCGGAGCACATGAACCAAATGGCTCAACTTGAGGATACAATGCTGGCCGTAGTAGAACGGCAGGAAGAATTGGAAAAAACCATAAGCAAGATTGAACAATTAATTCCATGAGGGTTAAGGATATGGCAAAAGAACCAAGAACAAACCTTCATCAGCAGGTTATGAATACCTATTTCCTGCATCCACGACTTTCAATTGCAATCGGACTTTGCATCAAAATTGGAGAAAATCGCCCTTATTATGCGCTGCATAATGCAGCGATTGAAATGGGAATATCTGTTTCTTATGTGGAGCAAATTGCCAGAGTGCTTAGGGAGCATGGTATATTAGCGTCCCAGCGCGGCCCCGGTGGAGGCGCGTACTTAACCAAGCCATTGGAGCAAATCACCGTGATAGATTTAGCCAATGCAATGATCCCGGAACCAGATGACCTGTACGAAAAACGGTTATTCAGATTTGCCAAACAAACTATAAAACCTTTAACTCTTTGGCATCTTTGGAAAAACCACAATCCCTTTAACGACACTTGATTTAGGGACAATATGCCTCTATAGTTAGTATATCCCTAAATCTGTTAGGGATTAGATATAGTCTAACTATGGAGGTTGAGAAATGGCAGAAATACAGATGACGCCAGCGCAATTCCAGCGTATCAGAGAAATAGATTTCGGGTTAAGCCGTAAGGAATTCGCTAAAGTCTTTGGTTTTTCAGATAGGCATGTACGCGATTTAGAAAATGGTATCAAGCCTATCAATCATAGGACGGCGTTACTTTTGAGGTTAGCGAAAAAAGCGCACGAATATGACTTGATTAGTTTTAACAGGAAGTTACTGCTATGAAATTTTTAACAGACAGCCTGATAATAATCAGCTTGGTCATAATCGGTATTGCAATAGATGGCCGTATTAATCAGGTTAACAAGGTGCGTACTAATGTCCCGTATGGTTACGGTTACTGCCTGTACAAAACTGGCGGCGACATTAGTAATTGCTCCGCGACTGCATGGCGCAGATTAACTGACAAAGGATATGAGCGCTGTATGACAGAAACTAAATCGCCTGATATCTGTCTATAACCAAGGGGGCATTCGCCCCCTTATTTACACTTCCCGGTAGTCGCATCATACTCATAACCTTCACCATAACAAGCTGCGCGTTTCTGCGCCTGCTGGCGTTTAGTCAGTTTCTTTTTCGCGCCTTCTGCCATGCCACTACCTAACGGCATATCTTCTGGTTTACGTTTCTTGGCAGCCATTAGTATTTCCTCCTTCCACCACCTTTACCTTTACCTTTACCTTTACCCTTGCCAGCCATTAGCGTTTCCTCCCTGATTTCTTGCCCTTATGAGTGCCTTTTATGTTGCCTTTGTTCTGGCTGGCATAAAAGACTTCCTCGCCTTTACCTTTGCCATACTCCTTTTCCATGGCTTTCTTAATCTTCTTTCCTTTTGCTGTCAGTGGCATTTCCATTGCCTCCTATGGTGGTGCAACAACTCTGCAATAATAATCATATTGTAGGTCATTTAATGTTTCGCCAATGGCCAACTGATTTTTTAGATATGTTACATACCTGTCGTTAAATGCTCCGGGCGGTATCGCAAGCACATCAAAAAATTGATTCCATGCATCGTTAAGCTGCGCAGCCGTGACGCCAGGCTGTGTCTGTAACCATTCCAGCATGAGATCATTTAGCTGGCCAGAGTGCAATAACACGCTCTCAAAATACGCGACTTTGCAATCATTAACATGCGGCATCAGTTTACCTTCCCTAGTAAATAGCCAAATATAAATATCAATAAATCAGCAAGCAGTGCTATGGCAATCAAAACCCATAGCACTACTTCTGATTTACTGCGTGGCGGCCAGACCATCAAAAATGGTAATTAATACCAAGCTGATAAGTGCTAGGATCAAAATCAACGACTTGGCCAGCATAGACCATTTCAACTTCATGTTTGCGATAGTCAATAAACACATCCATTCCGGGCAAGACATTGGCCACTTCCAGACCAATACCATATGCATAGCCAATGCCGGAATCAGTTACTGAGGCTCGTGCGCTATTTGAATAGATGACTTCGCCTTCATTAGTTACCGTTTGATTATAATTGATACTTGCACGACTGCTGGCGGCAGTAATTCCCACTCGCGGCACAATATTTAATGGCCGATTGTCGGTAATATTGATTGGTGAAAAACGACCTACCAGCCATAAATCAGCGGCTTTCCCTTCATAAGTTCCTGTTAAAGTCTCTGTGCTAGTGTAGTCATCACGAACATAAGTATCGACAATGGCCTTACTAGAGTCGCCAAAATCGGTATAGGTCAACTCCACGGCCAGCCATGGCTTAGAAGTCTGCCAGCCAAAGCCCAGCATGTAACCACTGGCATCATCGTTGAAGGCTTGATTGAATGGTGCATCAACTTCTAAATCAGTATCGACATAGGCTCCCGTGATATAGGGTGCAGCCTTAACTGATGCCATTGCGGCAAAGCCGAATAATACAAGTAATAGTCCTATTGCTGTTTTTTTCATTGTCACCCTCTCCTTGGGTTAAGTTTAATTAATTATGTAATAATATTAAGCGGGGTTATATCCCCAGCCGATCACTCTAATTTTACCTGCGGTAAAAAAGTTTCCTGCGAACCCGGTACTTGTAACTGTAAAGATACGCCTTTCTCCTGTTGGGTTAGTTCTTACTGCCGCATTACCGGCTGCACCTTGTGAGACATTTGCACCATCAAGCGGGTCTAATAACAGAGTCCAGTCAATGATTCTAATGTCATATTTTACAGCCATAGCGGAGCCTTTTATTCTAATACTACTGCCAAGCAGAGACCTACTGCCAGCAAAGTCTGTATAAGTTTCTGATGCAGTAACTAGGAATATAATGAAATCTACATCAGTAGGAACGCTATCAAGTTGTGTAAATATAACCGCAGCAGTACTACCAGTAGGGCCAATAGTAGTGGTTGCGCCTAACATACCGGATGTTAGCAAGTCTAAATCTGCACCGTTTGGAACTTCATATGTTACTTGGCCACTACCTAAAGCGCCATCAAC